CACCAACCTTAGGCTTAACATAGCCACCAAATGACTGAACTTTTTCTGCCTTAATTAGGCTGGTTATTACCTGGTGCGCTAACCAGTTTGTTATGCGGAAGCAATATGCCATCTGCTGAGCAAGTTCTTCCTTTGTCACCGCAGCGTTATCAGCTGGATAACCACGGCGCTCTAGATTTTGGCGCTTCACTTGATAAATCTTGCCCAGCATATCTAAAGCAGGTTCATAGAAAGATTGAACCTGTTGTGATTGCTTATGCTCTGGCTGCTTTTGAAAATGTCCGTTCATGGTGCCTCCGATACAAATAAAGCGACTGGAGGATCTAAACGGCGTTTGGCTTTTATCTCAGCGACAGTGGCATGACGAATTAAATGACTAGAAGCAAACTTTGATTCACTTTCTAGTAGGATGCTGTCTTGCTCTACCGTTGAAACCGTTAAAAGTTGCTCAATCGCATTTTCGGATTTAAGAACCACGACATCACCAGGAAGAAAATCAGTTAAGTTGCTAGGATTTATGTGTTGTGTTAAATTTTTTCGCATATATTCACTCCGCAAGTGTTGAATATCTAAAAGCCTGAACTGAACCCTCGGGCTTTTTTATTGAAAATTCGTGTAATTTCATTTGTAAACGTTCAAAAAACGTGTTAGAAATAAAGCTCAACTCCTTAGGGATTGAAGCACTCTTATAGGTCTGAACTTACCCTTCAGGCCTTTTTTTTGGTGAAATCCATCTACTTTTATTTGAAAACACCCACAAAAATTGGTATAAAAAATATTCAACCACGAAAAGGTTGATGCACTTTTGTAGGTCTGAACTAACTCAACAGACCTATTTTTTTGAGAATCACTGTTTGTTAGATTTCTATTGATAGGTAAAAATTCCTGTGCTAAATTGAATTTCATATTCATCTCCACAAGTGTTTTGAATTGCCGAAAAAGCCTGAAATCGCACATCAGGCTTTTTCTTTTTCTAGTCCTGCAGAAAACTTCTGCATTTGTTTGTTTAAAGCCATATCTGCAGCTTTCGCGTTTTCAATGATTCGATTTAGAATCTCACTCGCTTCCATGTACTCCTGCGGAGTTACTTTCCCATCTTCTAAAACTTCAAAAACTTTCTGATTTGCTTTGCCGTTTTCGACATTCATTTGAAGCAACGCTTCCACGATAGTCATCTGGCGATGGTCACCATCCTCACCAGCAGGAACTAATACATACCCAAGCATGTGCGCCCATACCTTCAATACAGTCGGATTGCGTGTGAGCAACATGATTGCCTCAAACTTCTTTAAGCTTGGATCATGGTTCTCCATGTTTGGATTGCCGTAGTTGCAAATTGTTTTGTGTGAATCACCAGTAACCTGAGCAATATCTTTGGGCTCATAACCTTCTGTGAGGTTAATCATCTCGTGTATTGCTAATCGCGTTTCTCTTCTTAGTGTCATGTGAATCCCTGATTTTGTTCACGTTTATCTAAAACATTGACCGAGGCATAATTGGTTATGCGGTGAGTTGTTGGATATTGGCTTTAACCTTCCCTTTTGTTTTGATTTGCAATAAAGCTTGGGTTTCTAGGGATATGCCCTTGCTTCGCCATTTACTAACAGCACCCTTGCTATAGCCGATCTTCTGAGCCAACTCGGAATCTGTTTTAACTTCGTAGTGAAGCTTCAATTCATCTACAGTCATAGTTTACCTTTATAAACTTATAGTTTCCATTAGTAAACCATAAGTTTATTCATATATCAAGATGCTTGTTTACTATAGGAAACTGGAAATGAGGGATTTTGTATGACCAGTATTAGCGACCGTATAATTAAAAGAATGAAGGAGCTGGGTCTTCGACAAACCGCAATAGTTGAAGCTACAGGAGCCACGAAAGGAGCTGTATCTAAATGGGTAGCTGGAACAAACACACCTAAGGCTGAATTTTTGCCAGCATTGGCAGCTGTGCTAAAAACATCTCAAAACTGGCTACTCACTGGTGAAGAAGAAGTAAAATTCAATAATTTCAATATGCAAGACTTTATGAATAAGCATAATTTGAGTGACAAAAGTGACGCTTCTTTCAATGTGAATGAATTGCACAAGCCAACAGTTATTGATTATGAAACAGAAAATGGGTTTATTTGGATTGATGTTGTGGAAGCTAATTTTTCTTGTGGTATCGGCGAGTCTATAGAATTTCACTTTGATGTAATTAATGGGAAATTCCCTTTCCCACCATCATTTTTTCAAAGAAAACATGTCGACCCAAGCTGCATGAGAATTATTAAAGCCAAGGGCGATAGCATGTCTGACTTTATTCATGATGGCGACATGGTTGGTATTGATGTTTCTCAAACCGAGATTGTAGATGGTGAAATCTATGCTGTTTACTTTGAGGGAGAGGGAATGATTAAACAGATATTCAAAGAGGAAGGTGGAAAGCTCACTTTACACAGCCTTAACTCTAAATATAGAGACCGTGAGGTATCTGAGCAAAATGGTTTGAATTTCAAAGTTATGGGGCGTCAATTTTGGCGAGCTGGGTAAATCCCAGCAACCCTATAACAATAAAATATAATTAATTAAATAAATTACTTACAAAACACAGAGGATAAAACATGGATAACTTTTTAATAAGACTTAAAGACCATATTGAACATGTAAAAAAAGTAGGCAGTCACTGCTCTACGGAAGAAACAACTAAGCAAGCTCTAATCTTGCCCTTGCTAGATATATTAGGATTTAACCCTTACGATCCAACTAAAGTCCTTGCAGAATTTGCTGCCGACTTCCCTGGCGTCAAGGCTACCGAGCGCGTTGATTATGCTCTGTATTGTAACGGCCAGCCTGTTATGTTTATTGAAGCAAAACCTTATTCTTCAGACCTAACAAATCACGCCCCGCAGTTATCTCGGTACTTTAATAGTAGTTTAGGTGTAACTATAGGTGCTATCACAAATGGTAAGGAGTGGCGCTTCTTTACAGACCTCATAAATACAAATGTTATGGATGAAAAACCATTTCTAACAATTGATTTTACGAAAGCTCATCCTGAGGATTTAACACAGTTAGCTGAATTCAAACACGATAATTTTCACGCAGAGAAGCTAAGATTTTTTGCTGAAGAAAACCAATATATCCAGCAATTTAAGACTGTCATTAAAAAGAGTATCAATGAAGTAGATATTGATTTTGTTCGCTATGTAGCACAACAGGCAAACATTCAAAGACAGCTGAATACAAAATTCCTTGAATCAATTCAACCTTTCGTTCAGCAAGCGGTTCAGCAAGCCATAAGCGATACTGTTGTAAAAGGCTTGTCTTCTCCTACCATTATTACAGCTCAACCAGTTGAACCAAAAGTAATAGAGGAACAACCTAAAGCAACTGAAGTTGCCCCAGAACCTGATTTTATTGTTAACCCTGATAATGAGAAAATCATTACAACCAAAGATGAGCAAGACTTACTTCGAATTGTGACCGAACTATTTCCTGAAGTGGAACTCGAAGGTCGTGATACAGAGTCCTACTACTCTGTTCTTTATCAAAGCAAAACAAATAGATGGCTCTTTAGGTATGATGTAAATCGCAAACGTCCAACAATTCAGTTCAATGTTACTGTTGATGATTCTCGAAAAACTGAACTTGAACGGGCTGGCCTAGAGGTTCAAAACAATGGGCAAATCTTTATTGAGAAGCCTGAGCATATTTACAGAATGGTCGGTATTCTCAGGGATAGCCTTGAACACTGCATGAATGATGATAACTTTAAGCGTGCTTCTAGCCAATAATTAGAAAATTTAAAACTAGGGGTCTTCCCCTAGTTTTTTCCATCAGGTGACCCGATGAGATCCAAATTACTTTTTACACTGGTGACACTAATTGTTTTTACTGGTTGCTCAAAACAAGAATCCGCTCCGCCAGTGACCAACTCAGATACGTCAGCACAATTCGAGAAGTTAGATGCTGCTATAGATGGATATCTTGATAAATTAGATAACCCAAAAACCCCTATGGCTGAACGCAAACAGATCCTCTGCGTCGATTATCCAAATGTTTACAATAAAGAGTATGCACCGCTTTTACTTAAAAATTTTCCTCAAGACTACACTCAAGCAAAACTTGATCAGGATCTAAAATTGGCTCTAGATTACTATAAAGGCAAAGACAATATTCAATGTTAAGGCTCTTATTTCTTAAATCTGAAATGAAAGTTTTATAAGCTACTATCAAGGTCACTTGCACAAGACCTGTAACAACTAAGCAGCGCAAACTAGCCCATCCATGTGATGGGTTTTCTTTTGCATTTCAATCCAAAAAGTTTCCATAAATAAAAATATGTTTCTCTAGGTAAACTATTTTGTTGACTTTAAAGTTTCCTTTGGTAAACTAAATCTCGTAAACATGAAAAAGCCCTGACATCTTGGCGGACTCAGGGCTTTGCAAACTTTGCGAGGCCATTATGGAACAAACAATCAAACATAGTCAAATGCCAGAGTTCGTAAAGAACCCTAGCTGCACGACTCAACATCTTCACCAGCACCCTACTCCAGCCAACACAGTCCAATACAAATCATCAGGTCTAGCACCTGCTGCATTAATCGCAATTGCTATATGCACTGCAATCATTTCAGGCTTCACAAGCTGTACCGCTGATCGTCATCAAACTGCCGCTCAAGCTGAACACCTTATTAAAGCGGGAGTTAAGCCATGAATGCACAAGTTAAAACTAAATTTGCTGAGTTCATCAGCATGGATGCAAATCGTAATATCACTATGCGTCTTGGCCCCACTGTTTATGTTCAAAACGGCGCTGATATTTTCTGGAAAACCAAGTCTGGTGAGTTGGTATTAGTCACAAATGAAACCCATGCAACCAAACCATGGATCCGCGAAAACTTTAAACGTGAACGTGCTTTTCAAAAGCGTAAAGCATTAGCAATTGGCTTGCAGTCTTCACACATCCCTTCACAAGATCGTCGTGCGTATAAAAAACGCATGGGCTGGGTTGGGGCTTAAGGAGAAGGACATGGGAATTCAGGTATTTACTCCAGAAAAAACACTACTTGTTGAAAGTGTTATTTGCTACCTATACACCGATCCTGGTTTAGGTAAAAGTTCAATTGCTCACACGGCGGAAAGCGTTGTAATTTTTGACTTCGATAAAGGTCAGCACCGCGTTTCTCCAGAGTTAAGACGTGGCTCTATTGTCCGTATGGAGAGCTGGTCTGATTTAGAGAATCTTAAAGATAGCTTTTATGACAACTATAAAACGATTGTTGCAGACACCGTGGGCGCTATGCTCGATGCAATCAAGGATCAACTATTAAAGAATCCAGATAACAGACAGCGAGATCAAACCTTAACGCTTAAGGCTCAAGGTCTTGCTGGTAACAAGTTCATGACCATGGTTCGCAAATGGCAGTCGCTTGGCAAAGATGTGGTTTTCATTGCCCACGCCATTGAAGAAGAAGCTGGTAAGGAAAAGCTTAAGGTCTATCGTCCAGACTTAGCGGGTAAAAATAGAAACCTGCTGTACCGCATGGCTGATGTAATGGGGTATTTGCATTCATCTACCGATGCAAACGGTGATAGTACTCGCACGATTTATTTCAATCCCGCACCTACACACCATGCAAAAAACTCAGGTCGTTTAGGTCATGTAATAACTGCTGAAAGTGGTGCTGAGATTTGCACTGGGCAAGTGAGTGTTCCTGATTTGATGAACTCACCAACATTCTTAGCCGATCTGTTAAAGCAAGCTAAAGATCACATCAATACGCTTACACCGTTACAGGCAGCAGAAATCAAAGCTCAAGCTGATTTGAGCAACTTTAAACAAAGCTGTGATGAAGCAAATCATTCTGGCGATTTAAATCAATTAACTCAGTCGCTTGACGCTGAACATAAGTATGCAACATCAATGTGGCATGCAGTGCAACTGCGTGGCCGTGATATGGGCTGCACTTTCGATAAGGAGAAAAAGCGCTGGTTTGATCCGCCTAAATTTAATGGGATCAATGAAACTCAGCGTGACCAGATGCAAGCCTTCATTAATGAACGTGGCTTAGATACTAAAACAGTCTGTGAACATCTTGGAATTGACTCCCTACTACAAATCGAAGTTTCACAGATCCAAGCCGTACAACAAGAAATCGACAATCTCGCTAAACAAGGTATGACTGCATGAGCGCCATTATTTTAGATACCGAAACTCACACAATTGATGGCTACCCTATCGAGATTTCTCACTCACCTTGCTCTTTTGAGCAGGGTGTTTTGGAGGTTGATCATAATCGTAACTTTGACCAGTACTTCTCATGCCCTGAACCAATTGCGTTTGGTGCGATGGCTGTTCACCACATCCTTGAAGCAGATCTTGTTGGTTGTCCAAGCTATGACACTTTCCGCTTACCTGCAGGTGTGACTCATATCATTGGCCACAATATCGATTACGACATTCGCGCAATTCACTTATGTGATTCATCCATCCAGGTGAAGGCAATTTGCACCCTTGCCCTGTCTCGTATGGTTTGGCCAGACATGGACTCTCATACATTAGGCGCTTTGTACTACTTCATCATGGAAGACAAAGCTTTGGCTCGCACACATTTACGCAAAGCACATAACGCGAAATGGGACATCTATTTCACTGGTGTTGTACTCAAAGCAATCGTTGAGAAGTTGGGTATTAAGGATATGCAGTCTCTTTACCTTTTCTCGGAACAAGCACGCATTCCAACCAAGATTACTTTTGGAAAACATAAAGGCATGGCGATTAAGGATCTGCCTTCAGATTACGTTGTTTGGCTACTCAAACAACCTGACTTAGACCCGTATTTAGTTAAAGCATTAAAAGGATAAGAATATGAATATTTTAAATGCACAAGAAGCTTTCGCAGCTCTACAGAAAGGCAAAACAGTTTTATGTCGTTATGCTGGTGACGGCACACTTCGAGCCGATAAAGACTTCAGCTCTTTGGATCAAATGCCAGCAACGGTTTTTGCCTCATCGAATTACGAGTTTTGCATTCAGTTAGAAATGCTTGAATTGGCTGGAATTACATTTACCAAGCCTTTGATGCTTGAGGAAATTGAAGATGGCCAAGATGTTTATGTCACTAATACTTACGGCCAAACCATCTATATCAGTGAATTCGGTAAGATGACTTGCGGCGCATTAATTGACTCTATTAATAGTGGCTTTGTGCAACGTGATGAAGAGAATGCCAAATTACAGTTGCAGGCACTATCCAAAGCTTTGGGGCGTGAGTTAATTGGTGAATGTCAGGTGGTCAGACTTGGCAATGAAAAAACTAAGAAACGCTCTTCATCAAAGAAAGCCGGCAACGAAGTTAATACCATTCCAACAACAGAACCTGAGCAAATTCCTCATGAGGAAGCACCAGAGGAAAACACCTCAAATGAGGTTAAAGAAAAGACATCTGTTGAAAATGTAGAGATTGCGCCTGTAGTTGAATCAGATACAGAAATCGCAGTTGAAGAAGCTGAAGTACAGACTACTCCAACTGAAGAAAATGATGTCGAAGCTGTAGTCAAAAAGGCACAAGACGACCACTACCAAAAGCTTTTAGGTGAACTACTTGAGCGCGCTTCAGTTGCCAAGACTCCAAATGAAGCAAATGCCTTGTACAAGTACACCGTGAGATGGACAGAAGAACAACGCAAGCCATTAATGGATGCAATTCATTCACGTTTGGTTGAGCTTAATCCACCTGTAGAGGATTCATCTTTATCAGTCCGTATTTCGAAAGCCATGGATCTGACTGAATTGGATGCTTTAGAAATCGATGTATCCGGGTGTGATGAGTTCATTCAACCGAAGTTAATGGAAATGGTGAACAAACGTCGTGCTGAGTTAGATCCATTCTTCAACCCACTGGGGAATGCATCATGAAATTCAAATACTCAACAAGAACCCGAACACTCACAGTGTTCGGGGCAAAGATGGACCACATTTTCCACAATGTAAGTATCGGTGAAATTGAAGAACTTGTAATTGATGCAAAGTTTAAAGAGGCGCGCTGGGTAACGCGTTAAAGAAGTAGTTGCCTACTTTAATAACAAAGTAGGCATCAAAATCAGCGTAATTAACTATTTAATAGATAAACAGGTGAAGTGATGGAAATTAAAAATGAAAACAACTTGATCCAAGAAGCTTTTGAAGTTGAAGCTGAAGAGATTGGTTTTTGCTTGGATCAAAAATGGGGTGACTATGAAAACCCTTATGAAAATAGCGACACTTTCCTCGCGTTCAACTTGTTTAAAAAAGGATGGCAAGCCAAATCCCAAGCGGTGCCACATATTTTGGCCGCAAGAGATGTATTGGCCGAACGAGATCGGCAAATCAATCAAGAACACTATTCAACTGAACACGATGATGAATATACGCAAAATGAGCTGTTACGCGCAGCCACCTGTTATTCAAGTCATGCTCTGGCTCGCGGATGGGTACATAGATCAAATTTAGATCCAAACACCTATCAATCAGAGGAAGCGCCCGATTTATGGCCTTGGGACCTTGATTTTTGGAAGCCAAAAAGTCCTCGTCATGATTTAGTTCGTGCTGCAGCATTATTAATTGCAGAAATTGAAAGAATTGATCGGGCACAGGAGCAAAGTCATGAATGCAAATGAGTTTGTTAAAGCGATGGGCTTGAATGCAGTAAAGCAATTTCTTGAGAATGACAATATCAGAACAAAAGAAATGCATGATGAACTTGAACGTATTGTTGAATCTTACGAGCTGGTTGATGAGTTGGGTGGTTTCGAGAAGGCTAAAAAAGCTTTTAATGAACTTTGTGAGCATGAAAAAGATTTAATCACATGTGGTCGAGTTGTGTTAACTAAAAATGAGTTGTCTGATGCTCTCCTTGAATACCGCAGAGCAAATAATATTTTTGAGAGAGGTGATTATGTCTTGCGAAATGATGGATTTTGGGATGTGCTAAAGGTGGTTGATATTAACACGGACTCTGCTCATTTAATTCGTAGGGTTGATGGTGAGCCAAGATGGTCTAGGTTTAAACTAGGCGAAATTCGCCACGCTACCAACGAAGAGATAAAAGCTGGACATAGATTGGATGGTTTGAAGGAGGAGACCTAATGAATATTGATCGTCGCGTACGAGCGAAAGAATTTATGCAACTCCTTTCAATTAAAAAGGATGCATTTTACAATAAAGTGAAGTTGGGTGAGATTGAGCAACCAGTGCGGATAAATAAGAAAGATGTCTTTTGGCATGAGTCTTATGTGAAGCAAAAAGTTGAAGAATTTAAGCCGAAAGATTTAGCCTGCTCTTAGCAGGCTTTATTTTGTGTATTGATTTTATAAAAACGGGTAACTTAGCGGGTAATATTAACAATAAAATAAATACAATTTAATATAATCAACAACTTAAATAACAAATGTGTATTTGCAATTAGAATATTCACAAAAAACTCGCTTTTAAAAGTGACTGACTAGAACATTTCATTGAATTATATGTGAAATTATATATATTAGCGCACAATATCTATCATTAAATGAGTATCTTACAATGATTAAAACTTTATCATTTCGTCGTGTTTTGGGGTTGGGTTTTGCAGTTTTATTTATTCAAGCAGTCAGTGCCAACGAAGGCTTAACCCAAGAAGAAGCCAACAGCATCATAAAAGAAGAAATTGCCTCTACCCAAATTATGGCTGAAGTTTGTCCTGCTGTGATTGGTAAAAATGCAAAACTCGATGCGAATGTTCAAACACTAACGCAGATGTATTTAAAAGAATATTCTGATGCATCGATGACTTTAGATAAATTACAAGCCGATCCAGAATACAAATCAATTTTGCAAGAAACACGCAAAGCTGCTCAAGAAACCAGTAAAGAAGAGCAACACACCGTGTGTGTGGATGTTGCTGAATATCAAGCATAATTCTAAAACGCTTACGAATGACTTTATATTAAGTCATTCGTAAGCACTTCACTAATTATACCAACATGCATATCTTCTTCATCCTTTCAACCATTTATATACATTTCCCCTCTTCCATTTCTGCTCAATCGGGTTAACCTTAGCTCAAGTCGATTGATCTTTTTTGAGTTTATTGTTTATGAAATTTGCCGCTTTAAAAACAACATCATTAGCTATACTAACTGCTTTGACTTTTTCTTTCGCTCATGCTGATGAAAGTAAAGATGAAAATATTGAAGTCACGCCAAACCAGACGGTTACTCAACAAGAACTGGCTGCTATTTATGTTTTGTCAGAGATTTGCCCGAAGTTAGTCGATAATAAAGATGGCTTTGAACAAGGCTATAGCAAGTTGGCGCAAGAGCATCTTCCTGAAGAAAAAGATGCAGTAAGTGCTTTAATGAAATTAAGTAAATCTAAAAACTTTAAACCTATTTTAGCTGAAGCAAAATCTGATGCTAAAAGTGCTGGCGATGATAAAAATAAAGAAATCTGTCAAGAATTGACCACCTATAGCAATTGAAACAAATTGGTTACAATACTTTTGAAATAAGCCGATTTCACAGGTAGAAGTCGGCTATGCTTTATCCTAGAATGCTAAG